GTCGAGCGGCGGAACGGTGAGTCGCGCCAGGTGCGCAGAGCGCGCCAGCGCAAGGCAGCCAAGGCCAAGCTCGGGACGCAAAGGAGTAGCTGATGAAGGTGTCCATCACTGAGGTACTGCTGGCGGCGATCCTGGTCGTGCTGATCTGCACATGGCAGGGCTGGTTCACGTAGCCTTGCGCATCGCAGTCCTGTCCCTGCTCCGTGACCGCCTGACGTACACGCGCCACTGCTTCGCTCGGCTGCGCTGGAACGCCGGGTGCCCGTACGACCACTACGTGCTCGACCAGGGATCGAAGGACGGCACCGTGGACTGGCTGGCCCGGCAGACGAGGTTCAAGCGCCGGGTGCTGCTGCCCTCGAACGTCGGCATCAGCGCGGGCATCAACCGGCTGCTCGACACGCTGGAGGGCGAGTACGACGTCGTCGTGAAGTTCGACAACGACTGCGCGCTCACCCAGCCCGACACCTTGCGCGACATCGCGCAGCTCGTGATGGAGAGCGGCGTGCTTCTCTCGCCGCGCATCCTCGGCCTGCGCCGACCACCGGCGGCACAGGGCGAGTTCTTCATCGGCGAGGAGCGCATCCTCGACGTCCCGCAGATCGGCGGCATCTTCCTGGCGGCACCCGGCCCGGTCTACCAGACCTTCCGCAACGACGAGACCAACGACGACGATGATGTCCAGCTGTGCTGGGCTTACCGCGGCCAGGGCGGTCGCTGTGGGTACGTGGCTCGGCTGGAGGCATGGCACCACGAGACAACGGACGGGCAATGGACTCGCTACCCGGACTACTTCGAGCGCAGGGTGAAGGAAGGAGGGCGAGCGTATTGAGGCTGATGATCGTCAGGAAGCGTCCCCCGGGCCTGTCTCCGTTCTTCATTGCTTGGCGGCAGCCGCACCCGCTCAGGCCGGGGCGACGCGCGACATGGATCGTGGCTGGCCCGCTTGAGCTGAGGTTGCTGTGACCAGCCTCTACGGTGCCGAGTTCTTCGCAGGACGCTCGCCGACCGTGACCGCCAGCGCCGAGGCGCTCGCTCCGCTTATCTCCGGGCTGCTCGCGCCCGACTCCGTGCTGGACGTGGGATGCGGTCAGGGTGAGTGGCTCGAAAGTCTCCGGCCGTTCTGTAACGATCTGGTCGGCGTGGACATCGCCGCACCGGAGGGCTACATCCAGTACGACCTCACGAAGCCGCTCGACCTCGGTCGCACGTTCGACCTGGCGCTGTGCCTGGAGGTGGGCGAGCACCTCCCGGCCGAGGCAGCCGACACGCTGGTCGACACGATCGACCGTCACTGCGGCTCAGCGGTGCTCTGGTCGGCCGCGGTGCCGGGGCAGGCGGGCACCGGCCACATCAACTGTCAGCCGCACGAGTACTGGCACGAGAAGTTTGAGGCCAGAGGATTCGAGACGCAGGACACGATCCGCCCGCTGATCTGGGACAAGCACGCGGTCTCCCCGTGGTACCGCAACAACATCTTCCTGTACCTGCGTGGTAGTTGACTTCGACGACTTCTCCGAGGCGAGCAACCGGCTCGACCTGCTGGAGCGACTGCGCGTCATCAACCCGAGGTTCCGCTGCACGGTGTTCGCGATCCCGGCGCTCGGCACCGAGGACTTCTGGCGCGGCACGCCCGACTGGATCGAGCTCGCCGTCCACGGCTGGGAGCACCCGCACCCTCGCGAGGCCGAGGACTGGACGCTGGAGCAGGCCGGGTTCGTCATGGACCACTGCGCCGAGCTGTTCGAGCACGGGTTCAAGGCACCCGGCTGGCAGATCAGCGACGCCACCTACGTGGCCGCACGAGAGCGCGGCTGGTGGATCGCCGACCACTGGGACAACGATCACCGTCGCCCGGCCGGACAGCTCACGCACGTCATCAGCCGAGCGGCCGGGGCAGGGGAAGACCCCAACCACTGGCATGGCCACATCCCGAACGAGTGCGGCAACGGCATCGCCGAGACGTTCGACCGACTGGCGATGCGCGTCGAGCTGGCCGAGCACTTCGAGCTGATCAGCGAGGTCGTCACTCCCTACGACCCCAACCCCTAGGAGACGAATGCGTCGCGCCACCCTCATCGCAGTTCCTGCGGCGATGCTGTCCTTCCTTGTGATCGCGGTAACCTGGGCAGCCACAACCGGCCCGGCAGCTCCGACCAACGTGCAGCAGATCGGAGCCACAGAGACGTCCGTGACGATCGCCTGGGGACCGACCCAGCCCGGCCCGTTCTCCAACCTGGGTGAGCCGAGGAAGAACACCGTCCTGGTTGGATGGGGCGCGAGCAAGGACTCCCGCTCCGCAGTCCACTACGAGCTGACGAAGGATGGGGGCAGCCCGCTGACTGTCTCCGCCAACCAGTACCTCGTAACCGGCCTCAACCGCAAGACCACGTTCCGGGTCTGCGTCACAGCGATCAACGTCGCCGGGCTGAGATCACCGCAGTCCTGCGTCACGTTCGCAAAGATCGCGTGACGGTTCCTCCCCCGCAGCAGGAGGGTCTCGAGCTGGAGGTCCTCCTGTCCTTGGTGTCTCAGCTGACCCTGCCGCTGACGGTTCTCGAGATAGGCGTGTACGAAGGCGGCACGCTCTGGCACTGGCTTCAGCTCGCCAACCGCGTCGTGGCCGTCGACGACACCATGCGCAGCCCCGGCCCGGCGAGATGGAAAGCCTGGGCGGCGAGGGCCAAGTGCGACCTGGTGCTGCTACAAGGGTCATCCCACGACCCGGCCATCATTGAGCAGGTGCGTGCTCTCGGTCCCTACGGGTTCTGCCTGATCGACGCAGACCACACCTACGAGGCCGTCAAGCAGGACTGGGACAACTACCGCGACATGATCGAGCCCAACGGCATCGTCGCCTTCCACGACATCCTGCCTCGGCCAGCGTACGGCGTAGACCGGCTCTGGGCGGAAGTCAAGGCGGAGGCTCGCCCCACCATCGAGGTAGTCGCAGATGCAACCTCCGCTCGCTGCGGGATTGGAGTCGTGTGGCCGTAACCCTGTCCATCGTCATTCCGACCCTCGGGCGTCCGTCACTCGAGCGCACCCTCGCGAGCTGCGCCGGTGCCGACGAGATCATCGTCGCGCTCGACCGCTCGCGAGGCGCAACCGAGCTGCCCTGCAAGCTGCCGCCCAACGCACGCTCCATCGAGGGGCACTGGGGCGTGACCGGCGGGCACGCGGGCCGGGTCGCCGGGATCGAGCTCGCCACCGGCACGCACCTGGGCTTCATGGACGACGATGACGTGTACAACCCCGGGGCGATCGAGCTGATGCGGGAGGCAGCCTGCGACCGGCCGGTGATCTTCCGCATGTCGCACTACGCGCATGGCGTGCTCTGGCGTGAGCCGGTCGTCGAGTTCGGGAACGTTTCCACGCAGATGTACGTCGTGCCGAACGAGCCGGGCAAGCTCGGTGCCTGGACGCCGCACAAGCTCGGCTGGAAGGAGCCGGGTGGCGACTACACGTTCATCGCCCAGTGCGTCGAGAACATGGGTGAGCCGGTCTGGCGGGAGGAGATCACCTCCACCATCCGGCCGGGCAACAAGCCGAGCATCGCGATCGTCACTCCCTGGCACAACCATTCAGAGCTGGCGGACGACTACTTCGCCGCGGTCAGCCACCGATGGTCAACGGACGAGCTGCTGATCGTCGACTGCGGCTCAACTCCGGCTCTGCCATTCGCCGCTCTCAGGAGCGACGTAAACCTGGGGTTTGTAGGAGGGTCGAACCTCGGACTGGAGCACGCCACCGCCAACGCGGTGCTGTTCCTCAACAACGATGTGCGGCTGGTTCGGTCGCACTGGCTCGAAGAACTCCGTGACGAGATAGAGTCTGGTGTGCTAGTGGGTCCTCTACGCTTTGACCGGCACGCCGACTACGAGGGCCAAAGCCTGCCGTACATCGACGGTTGGTGCCTCGCCGGGATGCGGGATGAACTGCTCGCGCTCGGAGGCTTCGACACGCAGCTCGTGGAGCCAGCGTACTACTCGGACAACCTGCTGAGCCTGGAAGCACGGGCAGCGGGGATGACGCTACGCGACGTCCGCGTTGGTCTGAGTCACCTCAAGAACGCCACCGCCGGGTCGGGCCTCGACCCCCAGGTGCAGACAGCGACACAAGCCAACCGGGCTGTCTACGAAGCTCGCGCTCGCGAGCTGCTCGCAGCGGTCTAACCGACGAAAGGAGTCGGGCAATGCCGAAGTTCATCTCGACAGACTGGAAGGTCGTGGTCAACGGAGTCACGCTCTCCGATCACGCCTTCGATGTCCAGATCGGAGACGAGAAGGAGCAGGTCGATGTGTCTGGGTTCAGCCCGACCGGCAGGCGCGAGTTCCTGCCCGGTACGCAGGACCAGACCATCACCGTCCAGTTCCTGAACGACTTCGCGAACGGGTCAGTCCACCAGACGATCTGGCCGCTGTACGAGGGCGGGTCGTCGTTCCCCATCTTCGTGCAGCCGGACTCCGATGCTGGCACGAGCGCGACCAACCCGTGGTACGGCGGTACGGCCAACTGCTTCAGCTACCCGCCCAGCGCGACGCTGAACGAGCGGGCCGAGGTCAGCGTGGAGTTCAAGCCCGCACCCAACAGCCTGTTCGACTGGACGCCGTAGGCCCGCGGTGCCCGGCAAGGTCAGGGTCAAGGGTCTACGGGAAACCGTCCGTGCCTTCGACAACATCCAGGACAACCTGCAGGAGGACCTGAGGGAAGGGCTGAAGCACGCAGCCGAGCCGGTGCGCGTTGTTGCCGAACAGAAGGCACTCAACACGATTGAGAACATGGTCTACAGCCCGGCATGGGCCGAGCAGAAGATCGTCGTCAGCAAGCGCACCGCGCTCGTCTACATGACGCCCAAGAAGCGTCAGAGCCGCAACACCGCACGCAGGCGCAAGAACGTCGCCGACCTCCTGATGGAGCGCGCGATGGAACCGGCTCTGGATCAGAACGAGGAGCGGGTGGTGGGTGCGATCGAGGTCGTGCTCGACACCCTCGGCCGCAGGAACGGGTTCTAGGGAAAGGAACAGCGACATGGCAGAAGTTGAAGACCAGCTCCGCACAGAGAACCGCATCGAGGTGGACGGCACGCCGTACGTGCTGCCACCGCTCGACACGTTCGACCTCGACGAGGCGATGGTCATGTACCGGTACTCCAACCTGACCTTCGACCAAATCTTCGAGCTGGAGGGACTGCACCCCGGCGTCGTGGCCGGTCTGCTCCACGTCGGCATCCAGCGGTCTGACCCGGCGCTCCGCGAGCGCGACGTCAAGGCCATGGTGCTCAAGGTCAACATGATGAACGTGCTGGAGCAGCTGGCAGCGATGGCGGAGGCGCTGCCGGACCCTACCCCGGCCGAAGCCCCGAAGCCCGAGCTCGACTCGCCGACAAGCAGCGGCGATCCGACCAGTTCTTCTGGAAGCTCTTCCGACGACGCTTCGGAGCTGCCCCCGGGGAACTGGAGCCCAGACTCTTCTGGTCGCCCCGTCTCGGCTACACCTGCAACCTCCGACCTAACGACGTCGGTTCCCTGACGGCCGACCAGCTGATGGACGCCTGGGACTTCCGCGCGGGAGGCTTCAACTAGATGGCACGCAAGCTCATCGTCGAGATCATCGGTGACAGCACTTCGTATCAGCGTGCCCTAGGAAAGTCTGAGCAGTCGACCCGGCGGTTCAACGAGACCATGAAGCACTCCGCCAAGCACGTGGCGAAGATCGGTCTCGAGATGGCGGCCGTTGGCGCGGTCATCGGTGTAGTAGCCAGCCGCCAGTTCAACGAGTTCGAGGACTCGATGCACAAGATCGTCGGGCTGGTCGGCGTGTCCAGGGACCAGGTGCATGCGTGGTCTGACGACATCCTCAAGCTCAGTACCGAGGTCGCGAAGTCGCCCAAGGAGCTCGCTGACGCTCTGTTCTTCGTGACGTCCGCCGGTCTGCGTGGGGCAGACGCGATGGACACGCTGCGCATCTCGGCCATGGCGTCGGCAGCGGGCCTCGGCGAGACGCTGACGGTGGCGGACGCGGTCACGTCTGCCATGAACGCCTACGGGAAGGCGAACCTGAATGCGCAGCAGGCAGCCGACGTGCTGACGGCCACGGTGCGCGAGGGTAAGACCGCGGCCGACGCGCTGGCACCGAGCATCGGGGTCATCGCACCGCTCGCGGCCGAGCTTGGAGTCGGCTTCAACGAGGTCGGCGCAGCCATCGCGGGCATGACGCGCTCTGGCACGTCGGCGATGAAGGCCACCACCGCGCTGCGTGCGGTGTTCGCCACCCTGCTCAAGCCTCAGAAGAGGTCGGCCGATGCGTTCAAGTCCGTCGGGCTGAACATCGACACCCTGCGCGAGACGCTGGGCGAGAAGGGCGGGCTGCTCAAGGTCCTCACGCTCGTCAAGGGAGCGTTCGCGGGCAACACGACGGCTCTGGCGCAGGCGTTCCCGAACGTCAAGGCACTGACGTCCGTGCTCCAGCTGGTCGGCAAGAACGGCGCAGCGGTCGAGAAGATATTCAAGAACATGACCAACACGACCGGGTCGGTGCAGCATGCGTTCAAGGCCATCTCCGAGGACGAGGGCTTCCAGTTCGAGCGCACGCTCCAGGCTCTGCGTGTCGCGGGCATCCGGCTCGGCGCGATGCTCGAGCCGCTCGCTAACACGATCGCACGCACCCTGACCAAGGCGTTCCAGAAGGTGGACTCGTTCCTCAAGGACTTCGGTGAGGCCAAGACGATCCGGGCCAAGCTGAACTTCGTCTGGACGACCGCCACCGGCGGAGCCAAGCGGCTCACAGACGCGCTGGTGAGCCTGTTCAACAAGATCGACTGGCGGGCCGTAATGGCCGGGGCTTCCGGCATCGCGGAAGGGTTCACGGACGCGCTGGAGCGAGTGGACTGGTCGAGCATCGGCGAGCAGATCGGAGGTGCCTTCAAGAGGGCAGGAGACTTCATCGGTCCGGCGATGCAGAACCTGGCCGGGACCATCTCGAAGGCGTTGCACGACATCGACTGGGAGGCCGTGGGCGTGGCGGCCGGGCCGGGCATCATCACTGCGATGCTGAGCGCGTTCCGGGCGCTGCTCGATCCTGGCTTCTGGGCACGCAACTGGCAGCTCGCCCTGTCCGTCGCCATCGACGCTTTGGGCCTGCTCTTCCCCGAGGTCTTCGGCCTGCGGAAGCTCGGCGCGATCATGCTCAAGCCCTTCGCCAAGCTGGCC